GGCACCAAACTGAGTTTCGTTGTTGATAACCAGTTTTACAACACCTGTTGCCCCAGAAGCCGTCAATTGTGAGTTCGCAGCAGCAGCACCAACCACACGCACGGTTTGGCAGTTGTTGCCGTACGACAAGAAGTTGCCTGCGGTAAAGAAGTCCACGTAATTGTTGTTGTCTGGCTTGCCAAAGATGTCTGCCAGTTCGTTTTGACTCGTAACCGTCACAATCTCGTCCACTGGACCCCAATGGAAATATCCCGCAAATCCACCAGGCGTGGTTGCTACAGCGGGAACGATTGTGGTCAGGTCAATCTCTTTGATGCTTACGCCGGGGCTTACTCTAAATGCCATTTGTGTGTCTCCTTCGTAAAGAAATCAATTCTTTATAACTGTGTTCCGTTTGTATGTATTATTTACCAAAGTTCACGAGTAGACTAAAAAATTTTTAATTGATTGAATCAAAAAACCCACCCCGTATCTATGTTTTCTTGCGACCCCAGACTCCACCGAGTACCACCGGTGTCTGTGAAATTGGTGTCACTGCTGCCGTCTTCCACAAAACCAAACGGTGTCATTTCCTCTTCCAGTACCTTTATCTGCTCTTCGTACAGATCTTTTCGGATGTCGCTGCCTGTAATTTGTTTAAAATATGCCTGTGTGGTAAGCCACCCAAACAGTACGAGCGTCATCACCAAGTCATCGTGGTGGGTGTCTTCTGCTTCAAAGGAGTCGCCCTTTGCCACGAACGAACAAAACTCGTCCACGGTGTTAAAGTCTTCCACTATGAGTTTGGTGTCTTCAATAAGACTTTTCAGGATGGAGCAACCGATACGCTTTACTGCGGTGGAGGTCTTTACGCCCTTCGCGGACGACCCCTTGCTGCCAAAGCCGCCGTTCACCACCTGTCCCTTGCGTCCCTGCATGGACACATAGATCACGTTATCGTACTCTAATTCATCGTGCAGAATGTCTGCCACCTGACCACCAATGTCGTTTACCTCTACCAAACAGTACGCATTGTTATACTGACGCAACACAGGGTATATGGCATTTGGATACAACATGGGCGGCATCTCGTTGTTGCGGAAAGTAGCAACCACCCGATACGGAATTGCTGTGACATCCACCACTGAAAATGCGTGGTAGTCCAGTCCCTGTCCCCGTGCTGTGTCTACAACCGTGATGTACTTGTGGTCGGGAAGGGGTTTCTGATACACCCGCAACCCCTCGGCGTTCCAGTATTCAGGAGTGCGGTACACCATGCACTTTAGTTTTTCAGGATGCACAAGGGTGTGCATGGAGCCAAGAAACTCGCACTCAAACTCCGTGCGAAACTGCTCTTCCGATGTGTTTGCAATGGTCTGAGTCTTCCACTTTTCATCACGACCAGGCACATCACTCCAGTGCACTTCAATGGGTACATACTCGTTTTTGCCTTCTTCGCCTGGTTTCTTGTTTGCGTTCACCCAGAAACGGTAGAACATATTCAAGCCTTTGGGTGTTGATATAATCATTACCTTTGTGCTTTGACCGCTAGTAATTGTGGGATACACAGACGAGAAAAACTCTTCTGCTACATTTTGAGGCACATACGCAAACTCGTCCAAGAAAATATAATTAAAAGAACCACCACGCACCGCAGACGATGATGTGGCAGACGCAAGTATTTTAGAACCGTTTTCTAGTACGATGGATCCCTTGTTCCACTCCACTACTCCCTGCTGTAACCACATGGGCAGGTACTCATACGCCAACTGCAAGCGACCAAGTAGTTCTCTTGCTGTGGTGAGTTTATTTGCAAGAATAGCAACACTCATGCTTTGATTAAACAGCACATAGTGTAACATATACGCAATAATAGTTGTGGATTTACCTGTCTGACGGGGCAGTTTACCAATCACGAATCGGTTTTCGTGAATGGTGCGGATCATGTCCTCCTGATAGTCATACGGCTCGAAAGGCACCAAGCCCTTGTCCAACGACACAATCTTCACATAATTTTTTATGAAGTACAGGGGGTCTTGGGCGCACTTAATGTACTCCTCAATCTGCTCGGGTGAGAAGCTGACATTTACTCCTGCTGCCTTCAGGTTAGAATTACCAAGATACTTTGTACTTTTTTTATTCATTGTTTCTGTCATTCTGAACCACATCACGAACATCTGGACGATTATCAAACGCCTTTGTGGAAGACCGAGAAGAATTAATAATGTCCTGTAGTTCCTTTGTGGAACCCACATAGATGGACTGATTGGTGGTGCTGTTGTTTGTTACGCTCTGATCAATCTTGCGAATAGTCTTTACACGATTATGCAAGTCCATTAATTCACGGTTTGTTTCAGCCAGAGTCTTGATGAGTTGTGCTACTACTTCATAGGCACGGGGTTGATCGCCTTCCTGTGCCACCTGAATCACACCGTCTAAAGCGTTTTTACCCATGTCAACAAGTTCTTTAAGATTATCGCGCACAACCTCGTAATCACTCTTCAGGTCTTTCTCAAGTCGCTCGTCCGTTAGGGGAACAGGATCCACACTAACCACTATAGCATTAGGAGGAACTACTCTCTGTACAGGCTCTGCTCCGAGAGCCTTTTCAATGTTGTCAAATCCACTCATGGTCTACTCCTTAAATTTGCCAATCAACAGTCAAACCAGCAACCGCAGAAGTCATGGCATTGGAATATGTGCTGCCTCCTGCATCTGGATCGTTCTGATACACTCGTGCATACGGTGTATACGCATTCGGATTGGAACTGGCTCCGCTTGGTCCAGAAATTCCCACATTCACATTTGCGTAGTTTGGTGTGTCTGTGGTGTTGCCTGGTAGGTAGGTAATGCCACCAACAAACTCATCGTCAAACACGTTGCCGTTCCACAGTCCTGTCTGCACATAACGAATTTCCTTGTAGTTCTTCTTTGCTCCAAACAAGTATGTCTTCATCGTGAAGTTTAAGGAGAAAATAATGGATCTCCGCGTGGTAAAATCGCCTTCGTAGTCTTCCTCAGATGAAACCGAGTTTAGGAAAATGGGAACATCTATGCTCTTGTTGATGTCATCGAAATTCACACTCACCAAAAACTCGGGGGAGAAATGAGGAATGATTTGTTCAATTATTCGCAGCCCGTCTTCCATGTTTCGTGTGTAGATGTACAGCCCGAAATCAATGTTGTACGGCACTTCTGAAAACGAATACTTAGTGGCACCAGTGGCGCCCGCATTGAAAAACAGAGTCTTGGTTGTACTGTTGCGCTTGCGATTAGAATCGTATGCGTAACCCGTGATCTCAAATGCCATGCGGGGCAAGGTGATCTGATTACTTTTATCCAGGTTGGGTTCTTGTGCCAACCGTACCTTGTATTTTTCCTTTGGAGCATAAGATACGGGAACAAGCATTGACTTCGTGCCTGACGATTCAGTGCGGTCAATGTATATCTGATTAAACAGCGAACCAAACGCAACCACCATGCGCCGTATTGATCCATTGTAAAACTTTGTGAACATCAGTAATTTCCTTCAGAGAAAGGATCGCTTTCAGTGAAATCAAAAATGTCGTCCTGATTCTTTTCCAGTTCAAACTCGTCATTGTTTATTGCGCCTGCATTAGGCACACGAATGTCGGTTTGGCTAACACTGGTCATTACATAAGATGCACCACTTGTTGTGCCCACAATGGTATCGCCGTTTTGCATGTCTCCGCTGATGCGGTTCACGGTGATGGTGCCGCTGTTCACCACGGTCCACACAGTGCCTTCGGCTTTGCGTGCGGTTCCGTTTTGTGTGTATATCCCTTCGCCCACCACAAATTCCCCACTGCCTGCACCAAGCACCACCTGATACAGCATTTCAGATTCATTTTTAGAAGATTTGTCTACATCACTCTCCCCTGTGTTTACTTCTTCGTTTGAATACTTGAATGCCTCGCAGACAAGCTTGAACGAGTAGCGGTCGCCAAGAGGATAGAATGGGTTGTCGTGTTCCACAAACTTGATCTCAAACATTGCACCTGGATAGTCAAAGTAGATCAGATCGCCTTCACGCGGTCGTTTTATCTTTTGAATGTATTCATTGTGTCCCATGACTTCCATAAATCGCTTGTTGGAAACAATAAAGGTTGCGGACTCACGAACGTCCAATCCGAACCTGCTCATCTCGGGATCGCCTTCAAATCCTTCGGGATTGTCGAAATACATTTCAATGCGGTTTGCATCCGTGTATTTCGATATCTCCTCGCCTAGTATAAAGTCTTCCGTGACCGTCTCTCGCGGAATGTATATCATCTCATGACCGTGAATTTTAATTGCTTCGGTCGTGAGTGCATTTACAAGGGACTGCTCGCCCTTCTTGTTTCTGCGAAAATAAGGATTAACTGTCATGTTTATCCTGTAATAAAGTCGGGTGGCTCTTGGTGCTTCAGCAGGACTTCTTCCTCTATGGATTGTAGTGCGGTCGTGGCTTCCTCATACAAACGCTGACCATTAAATGTAATGTTTCCTGGCATGGGTATACCTTCAAATTTGGACAGATTGGCTCCCCATTGCTGTTTAATGAGAGCGGTGGCGTATTTCTTCAACATGGAATTATTCCACGCATCACTGTAGTCTTCAGGATCAATAATTGCATACCCTTCAATCAAAATATACTGACCCACACTGAAGTCTGTCCAATTCATGTCTATCTTTAATTCATTCTTGTACTTGTTGAAGCGTATCTGTTTTTCAGGATCCAGCAGTTGCTGCAACATTTCAATGTACTGCATGGTGGACACATATCCGTTCATGTTCATGTTGCCTGTGCGAAGTCCGTAGAAATCCGTGAGTGCCATCTGATAGCGAACGTTGAAAATATTGTTTGCTTGCAGATTAAAACCAATCTGAAACACACGGGTAATGTTTTCTATGTCTGGACCATTGGGGTCAAGCGCATTGGTGTTAATGTACTGATTGGTGATGTCTTGCTGCGTGATTTGATATTTCCAGTACTGCCTCTGCACACCAAGAGAGTTCCAGTCATTAAAATACTGAATAGCTTGGTCGATGCGGTCTTCCACCTGCGAATCGTCCACATTGATCTCTATGACTGGCGCACCAAGTGCCCGTAAGCAGTACTCTTTGAATTCTTGCCGTGTAGTGGGCTTTGCCATTGGTGTCTCCTTTTAAGTATTTAGAGAACAAAACAGGTCACCAATTTCTGCTTTCCTTACTCAGTCTCATTACTAATCTGGACAGTTCTCCCTCGCGGTCACATATTCTGTTGCATTCAGGACACTCAACAGGGAGGTAAACGGTATTGAATCCGTCCGATGAGTAGTGAATTTTACCCCGCTCATATACCCGCACAGGAAACCCATACGGAGCACAATATTGTGGTTCCAATTTCTTAAAGTCTCTGAATGAATACGCGGTTCCATTGATGTGTACGGTTTCAAGATCATAATGGACTAATTTCATGCTTCACCAACACTTGGAATACCACCCTTTTCTGCTGGTTTGGGTCCACGTTTATTTTCGTACCGTCCGAGCACAGCCACCTCTTCAGCTCGTTTAAAGTCCCCAACAAGCATCTTTTCTGATTCCAGAAACACTGATTTGTCGTCTACTGAAAAAACAGCAAGTTTCTGATTGAATGACTCTGAGGTAAATCCTGATATAGAACTTAACGCTTCTTTGGTTGTTGCTCCATTAATTTGAGACAAAACAGAATTGTACTCTGTGTATACACCTGCAAAGTAGTTTTTAATATCTTTGTCCAGAGCCGTAATTGCAGACGCACTCATAGTGTGTACCGTTCCATCAGCGTCCGGAAAATAAAAGGCTGCAGTAGAACCACTCACTCCAGCGGAAATGGTTGAGAGTGCGTTTATATTTGACGCATTAAGAAGAAACGAGAATGTGCTTCCAGAGAATCCTGTTGGATGAGTTGAAAAAAAGTTGCTCATAGGAGCAGGATTTGCACAAAATCCAACCAGTAGCGTGTTGCTCAAAACACCATACGATAACTCTAGTCTGTTCTTTGCCACTTGCTTTGAACCCGATAAACCAAGCAAATTTTCAACACTAGAAACGTTCAGGCAAGAACCGGTTTCGTAACCAAACACATAAGAGTTTCCGGTTACTCCTGCACTTGAACTGTGTCCTCCACAAACACCAGAAAATGCACTCAGTCCCATTGCAGTTCTGTATAGTGAATCGGTTTCAAGTCGAGTACCGGAAACGTAAAGAGTTCCATCAAAATCACCATCACAAACAGAAACGACTCGGTTTTTTAGATCGCAAGGAAACAAGGAATAGCCCAAAGGACCGTTCATGCTCATAGCAGCAAAAGTGTACTTTCCTGCCTGCACACCATATTGGTCTGGAACCGGAGCGGTAACACCGTGTGTAAATCCACGAAGAGCCTTTGTTGCTGTGCCTCCGCTTATCATTACATGGGATAGATATCCATTATACGGATAGCGTCCGCCCCGATCCGCACCAACAGAAACAAGATTGTTTGCGTTGTTTCTGAAAGATCCGCTAAATCCGCTATTGGAATAACTTGTACGTGTTCCGTTCCAATACGAAGAAACCTCAGCACTACCCCCCGCATTGCTGTACGCTACTGCCCAATGATGCCATTGATTCAGTGTTATTCCGTAGGTAGGAGTGACATACAGGGATCGGGGGAAACCAGAAACCGAGTCGTTGGTGGTTGCCCAAGAGAAACGAACACGCTTTATGGTGTCTGAATCAATATCAACAATCCAAGCGTCAGCAGTGGTTCCTGCTGTAATATTGTTTACCACACCAACAACAACTGGATCATAGTTTGTAGACGGTGTAGTACTGAGATACATAAAACCACTTATCAAAAAGTGATTGAGATGAGTGGAGTCTATCTCTATGGGTAGAACCACAGTTGCAGCAGCCTGTCCTGCCGAATCAGATGGAGTTCCTTTGAATTCAGCACACCTGCGTCCAACGAACCCAAATGTATCGCCCGCAGTAAAACCAATGGTTGCCACCACAGGATTATACGCAGCCTGACTAATTCCGTTCACCAAATAATAGTTTTGAACCACTGGCAGAACAGTTGTTTGAAACAGCAACTCATTCGGGTTAAATGCACCGTACAATTGTCCACTCAGTGCTTGATCTGCTGTCGGAGGAAAAGAAACGGATCTTTTCTGATTTCCATCTGACGGCAGTATGGTTAGTCCGTCTACAATAATAGCAGACTTTTTGTCGTCTCCAGGACCAACAGAGAATCCACGGGTCTGTATCTCATCGGTGTCTCCAATAACCACATATCTGAAATTGTTAGTTTCGGCTAGAGAAAAGTTCGTGAGGTCTATTCCCGATAGCCTTTCAATCTCTCTCGTTAATTTGTTAATTTTTAGTATTGTTGACATTGTTGTTTCTGCTCAATAGACTTGATACGGGAAGACTCCGCCCTTTCCATTTGGTCCAAAGTCAACAAATGATCCGCTGTAACCACGATTACTGCCTATACTTGGCTTTACCACATTAGTTG